TAATATATACTATTATCGTCTACCTTGTCCACGATATTCTTTTCTATCATTCCTTTTATTTGGACTTTTTGAGTGTCTACCTGGTCTTTTTTTATTGGTATGCTTAACAAAGGCTCCTGAACCGTTACTTACTTTTCTAGCCATTCTGATTTTTTCTACTTAATAAAGCGTAAGAAATTTGTCCTGATACTACATTAGATACATTAGCTTGAAAAGTTAAATAATCACTTTCTTCTAATACTAAAGTATTATGTACAGCATTATCATGAGAATCTGCAGCCACTTTGACATGATAAAATATAGCACTTCCATTAGTTTTATTTAAATAAAAATTACAATCTACTGTATTATTATGTATATTTGAAACACTAATTTCTTTTACAATTGTTCTAGTTGTTGCATTAACTGTAAGTGTGGTAGTTAAATTTGTTGTAGCTAATCTATAAGTTTGACTTTTATATTCTATTGTCATTCTGCACCGCTTCCAATTAAAAACCAATTAAATGCTTGTAGCTCTTCATTTAAATCTTCTTGAAAAGTTGTATTTAATTGATTTTGTAAAGTTTCTAATACTTGATTAATCTGTCTAAAGTTATCAACCGTATAAGGTTCTCTTGGTTCTGGTATATATAAAGTAATCTTTGCCATTAATTGTATCCTAAAGCTTCATCTGTATTGATACCGTCTGGATCTGCTAATATATCAATCCTACGTACTTCTGTAACATTAGGAGTATCACTTAAGAAATAAGGTTTAACTTGATTTATATTATAAGAAGATATGTATTCTTTTTGTTGAATACCATTACTCCCAGAAATAAGATAATAAAATTTATATGTAGCCATAATTATGTTTGAGGGAAACTACCACTAAGACCATCTTGTTGTATATCCACTCTAAATATTCCGTAGCGCCAGTTATCATCTATAGCATCGCTATCTATTCTAATACTAGCAAGTCTTCCTCTAGCGCGAGTATCTACTTTATCAGTTGAAGTATCTATTGTAAATGGTCCTATAAACGTTTCTCCTTTAGCAGTTGTTGTATCTGCAGGATATGCTCTTAAATAAATAGTAACATCTGCACTTCCTTCTAAGTTTTTAAAGTCTGGAATAAATCTTCTAATCTTTAAAAAATATTCTCCATTACCATCCTGATCTATTTCAAAATCTCCTGATCTAACATAAGCAGCTATAGCGTTAGTTGTAGTTCCACCTGTATTTATAATTTCGTTTTTACCTTTTTCTTGAATGAAATAATAAGAAGCTCCAGCTGTCGCTCCATTAATAGTTGGCACAGTTGGTGTAACTGTTGTATCATATTTAGTTGCATATGGAAATTTAAATACTTTAGAATCTTCATATGTAGTTCTAGCTAAATCTCCAGTAACCCACGAATTTTCTTCATAATTGAGCGTAACTACTCTATCTATATTTGTTGTTCCCGCTTTACAATAGAACCAATTTATTTCTGTATATAAAGTATTTAAACCACAGTATACTTGTGAACCCTGTGAAAAGTTAATTCCTAAATTGTCCGTACCTAGAGTTTTAAATACAAAGTCTTCTACTAAACAAGATACATCACTAACTGTTCCATCAAATTTAAAAAATCCACCAGAATCACCCATCCACCAAACAGCTCCGTTTACAAACGCTAAAGCATGTTTACCGATAAGTCCACAATTAGAACCTACTTTTCTTATACTGAATGTATAAGGAGGCCCTACAAATTGAATTGTATAAGCTGCAGTATCTGTAATAACTAATATATAATCTTTTGCTCTTACGGCACCAACAATAGTTGTACCATCATCTAATCTAAATGTACCCGCTGTATTTGTAGAAGTCGGTGTATAGTCTTCAATATCTTCTTGATCAGAAAATCTTATAAACATTGGATCTTGAGTATTAGGATTTCCAATAGTTGTTTCTGTTCCTAAATGTAATAAATGTCTATCTCTATCAGATACTATAGTTTGAATAGTTGCTGTTGGGTTATTTGGAACCAATGCTGCTCTTGTTGCAGTTCCAGTTCCTCCTGCTGGATACCAAATAAATGTTTTGCCATTTTTAATAGTTGCAATTAAATTTTCTCCAAAGTTATCTAATGACCAATCAGCTGCATCAATCGTAGCATTAGAAGTTGTTCTAGGTGTTCCCCAAGTAGATAAGCTCCATGTACCTGTTCCCCATCCATAACCAAGTGATGCAACTAATGGACCTGGATTAACATAAGGTGTTGTAGTAGCTGATCCTTGAGAGGACATTCCTGTTCCTGTTTCAGTTACAGCCATTGTTATTGTAAATGTTCCACTTGTAGGAGTTGAAATAACTTCAAATGTATTTGTTGTAAAATCTGCTGCGACAAAACTAGTTACTCCACCGCCTGGTAAAGTAACAGTAGTAAATAAAATATATTCACCTACTTCTAAATTATGTGAAGCTTTATTAACTGTAACTGTTTTAGATCCTGTTGTAGATGTAAATGTACAGCTTGTTAATGTTCTGTCTGTATCTAAAGGTGTAATATCATATAAACTATCTGCATCATAAACATATAAACATTTATTTGTTCCGAGAGCCGCGTAACGTCTGCCAGTTAAATCGGTCCACGACCATTGTGCTCTTGCAGCACCAGCTATTAATTTATCTGTAACCTGTTCCCATCCACCTAATTTTTCAGGGGATCCATATCTAAATCTAACGTTATTACCATCAATCCATTCGCCCATAGCTTGAGAAGCAGTGGCTTGTTTATTAAACCCTGATTTTAATGGTATCTTAACTAAAGGCATATTCGGTATTTTATACTAAAATACCTCACTAGTAAATTAAGAGCCTAATTTCTTCCATGTTGTAGGACTTGGTATATTGTGTTCTGATACAACACTAGGTTTCATTGTAAGCATAATATCGCCTGAAATTGATATTCTAGGTTTATCTGTAGTGTTTACTTGAGTTTCATGAAATAGCATACTGGGGAATACAATTAAGTTTCCTGTTTTAGCTGGATAGATTGCACTTGCATAATTTACTTCTGTAAATTTAGTAAAGTATTCTTTTCTTACTGGAATATTTAATCCAATTTTACACAATTCATCATCTTGGAATACTAAGTCACCTTGTTCTTCTGCATAAGGATAATAAACAAAACTATAATGAGAAGCCATATGTCTATGTGCATGAATATATTGATCTTTAACAGCAAATGTTGCCCAAGCTTTAGTTATATAAACTTCTAATAATTCTAAACTAAGATGTTGTGTTTCTAATGCTTCTATTATCTTTGGTTGAATTGCATCAAATAACTTTTTAAATCTTTCATCACGATGAATACCATCATTTATAGATTGCAATTCATGAGGTTTAATGTCCGTGGTCCGTGCGTACTGAATATTGGTTGGTGTAATTTCTTTATTAATTAATGGAATTATTTCTTTATTAATTTCTTCAAAATTATCTAAAGCTGTAATATAAATAGCTTTACCAAACCACTTGGATATATTGCCCATTAGTAATTAATATACTTTATTTAAATAAAGTCAATTAAGAAACTCTTAAGAACCTATATTGAATTTCACCGTTTCCACCAGCAGCACCAGAAGTACAAGCACCATATCCTTGATTACCGTATTGAGCTCCACCTCCTCCACCACCTGAACCTCTATTACCAGCTGTACCATTAACGTTTTGTCCTATAGGAGATCCTGCCCCTCCTGCAATATTTCCTGCATAAGAAGCTGCACCACTACTACCACCTATTTGACAGTTATCTCCTCCGCAATTATTAGATCCTGATATATTTCCAACAACACCATTTCCAGATTGATTAAATGTTCCTACTGGTCCACCCGTACACGTTGAAACAGTTACAACAACGCCTGATTGATTAAATGATCCAGATGTAATTGCAGTTCCAGATATAGTTGAGACTCCTGCAGTTCCTGCAGTATTAGTTCTAATAGGTCCTTGACCTCCTCCTCCTAATCCAGACGATCCACCACCACCTGTTAATGAAAATATACTTCCCGTTGTTGATCCTGATAAAGTAGTATCAGTTCCAGGACTTGCTGCACCATTAAGTTTTTGTGGATTACCATTTAAAGGAGCTCCTCCAGATCCTGCGACTAATGTTAAAGTTTCTCCTGCTGTAACTGAAAATATTTTATCTGATACATAAGCTCCTGATCCACCACCAGCTCCTGCTGATTCTCCTCCTGCTTTATCATAATCTGCTCCACACATTGCACCACCACCGCCACCCACAGCAGCTTGAACGTGAATAGCATTAGCACCTTGGGGTACTACAGTTGTTGTAGATGTTGCTGTTACTGTTATGAAAGACGTTGCTTGAAATGCAATAAATACTGTTTTCCAATTTCCAGATACGTTAGCATATCCTTCATCAACGGATTTCCAAGTTCCAGATACCTTTCCTGAAATATCTGTAACTGTTTTGAATGTACCCGAAACATTTGCTGAAGTTACGGTCATGTTTAATTAGGCTGTATATTTAAACCAAAGGTCTCCATCAGCTCCACCTGCTGGATTAGATGTACTGATTGTAAATTTTCTAAGTAATTTATTAGCTGTTACTGCATCGTTTGCAATTTTATCTGTTGTAACTGCGTTAGAAGTAATTTGTGTTGCTGTAATTGCACCATCTGCAATTTTAACTGTTGTAACTGCTGTTGCATTAATTTTAGCTGAAGTAATAGCGCTATCATCTATTTGTGCAGATCCGATAGTTCCACCTAAGTTAGTTAAACTAACTCCATTAATATTTGTTCCATCTGAATAAGCAAGATATGCTTTACCGTTTTCTGTAGTAAATCCTGATCCAGAAGTTGTTTTAAAAGTTAAACTATACGCACCATGAGTTACTGAATCTTTTACAACGTAAAATTTTTCAATACCATCTGGTAAGTTAACTGTAGAATTTGCTGATAATGTTCCTGTAAGTTCAAGCACCATATTTCTAGCATTAGAAATAGTTGCATTAGACATTGCTAATGTTGTAGTTGTTGATGTTAAAGCAAGAGATTGATAACCTGCAACTGCTTGTTGTATTAAATTCCAATTAGAGTTAGTTTTATCTCCCCATGTGTTAGAGGCTTCCCCCGTAACCATTAACTCTAGTTTAAGATCTGTAGAATATGATGATGGCATAATTAAGCTATTATATTAGTTTTAAGCCGCAATATCAACCACCGACCAAGTACTAGTTGTGTTGGTACTTACTGTTGACCATGTATTTGTTGTATTAATATCAACCACGGCCCAAGAGATAATCAAAGGAGAGTTAACATAAGTTGTCATTTGTACTCCAGTAAGCTCTACACCAATACTAATTACTACTGTTCCTGTAATTGTATTTAAAGATACTCCTGTAACATTAACATCTATGGATACTGTACCTTGAGCAGTTCCAACTGTAGATTGTAATAAGTTAGTTGATAAAGTTACATTAGCATCAGCTATTGTATTTTCATCACCTAAAGCAACTGTTAATAAATTAGTAGTAGTATCTACTATAGCGTCTGCATTAACCACTACAGTATTAACTGTAGTTTGTAGTAAGTTAGTTGATACCTCTATTAAACTTACTGCTTGAGCATCTACACTATTAACAGTTGAATTTAATTGTTGTCCTGTTAAAAATTCTTGAAATGCAATATCAATTTCTACTACATTAACTGTAGATACGAGAGCTGCTTCTGCTCCTGTAGCAATATAAACATTCCCTCCAGCTTCAATTGTTACACTATCAATAGTAGATTGGATTAAATTTGTGCTTAC